ATTACCAGAAAGCAGTGAATAACTCTAAAAGAGTTAAACCGCTACTTCTCCGTAATCATCTGGGTGTCGCGTTTTAAAGATAAAGATTCCCTAAACTTACTAGGAGCTCGTATCTGTAAGCTTGTAAAACATAGTGGCTTTCAGGGGGCTTTTGCCTACCTAAAAGAAGCACTAAGGCTTACAACTGCGGCCCTATCCGGTCGACCTTCTACTTGTACTAAAGTATGAGTGAAGATTGACAGGAATGGTTTCCCTAAGATCATACCCACATCTATTCGCTCTCATCTTTCAGATTCTGAAAGAAGGATGAAGGATGGTGGTAGATTTGTAGGGGCAGTGCTAACAGCATTGTCTGTCTTTAGAGCTTTCCGTACACATGTAAAACCAGATTTAGCAACAATTGTTGCTGAATTTGGGGGTACATCAAGATCTATTGATCGTGATATACTTTTACGTGCTTGCCGAGAGCTTGGTGGACATCTAGCATTAAAACCAGTTGAAATAATAGGAGGTGAGAAGGCAGGGCCAAACGGCTGAAAAGCTGCTTGATCCTCATCTATAGATGCAATTGCATTTATAAATTATCCTAAGCAATTATACTCGCTCGTTAGGTGACTTATTAGTCAGCCGAGAGGAGTATGATTTGCTATATGGATACTTCTCATTCTACTAATCTCTGTACCAGTGTTGGTGCTATTCGCACTGACTGGATTATGGAGCCATATCAGCAACTTAGTCTTGGGTAAACTTAGCGTAGTTTACGATCAGGCAGGTAAAGCTCGAATAGTAGCAATTGCTAATTATTGAGTCCAACTGTCTCTTCGTCCACTACATAAGTCTATCTTCAACCTACTACGGACAATTGAGCAAGATGGAACTTTCAATCAAGATAAACCATATCAAGATTTACTTGATAGGTGTCTTGATGGAAGAACCTTCTACTCTTTTGACCTTAGCGCAGCTACTGACCGATTACCTATAACCCTTCAGTGTGATATCCTGCAACTCTTCGGAGTTAACGGATCACATTGACGTGATTTACTTGATTTTCCATGGAAATGGAATAGTATCAATGTAAAGTACGCCGTTGGACAACCAATGGGAGCTTATAGTAGTTGGGCATCTCTAGCTCTG